ATTCTAGGATGATTACAGCAACTTAAACATAAAATCTGAACTAATTGCTATAGAAGATGGTCGCAGGACACAGTAGAAATACTGTTCTAGGAAACTAGACATTGAAGGAATAGACGACACATTGGAAAGACTTTGTATGTTGCTAGTAGCAGACACAATTACTAGATAGTCAACATGAATTGTTGATAGGGTCTACGAAACTGAACCGATATACAGGGGATGAGGTAGACCAGAAAATAAACTTAACCGTTTCACTCATCCTGCTAGAGACATAGAATGTTAACAGCAAATTTAAATTTCAACCAATATCTGAAAACAAAACACATTCTGAGAGGTAAATAAAATGAACGCATTTGTAAACGCAATCGCAAATCAAGAAGCCCGTACTACAAACGGTATGAAGGCTCGTAAGTCAACCGCTAACTCAGTGGTTGATCTATTCTACAACATCGGCGCAAGCCGTGGTAAGAACATTATCCCAGCATTCACTGCGGCTTATGTGCAAGACAAGGACCTCGCTTTGCGTGTGGCTTTGTGGGCACGTGATGCACGTGGTGGTGCAGGTGAACGTCAACTGTTCCGTGATATCTTGTCATACTTGGAAAAGCATGACCCAGAAGCGGCAGCACGTTTGCTAGTTAAGATTCCTGAAGTAGGTCGTTTCGATGACTTGTTTGTCTTTAAGGACAAGGATCTTAAGGCTAAGGCATATTCTTTGCTAGGTGACAACCTTCGTGCAAAGAACGGCTTAGCCGCAAAGTGGACTCCTCGTAAGGGTGAAGTAGCACGTGAAATCCGTGAATTCTTCGGTATGAGTCCTAAGCAATATCGTAAGACACTTGTGGCAATGACTAAGGTTGTTGAAACACAAATGTGTGCTAACGATTGGGACAACATCAACTATTCACATGTGCCTTCACAGGCATCACGAATCTACAAGAAGGCGTTCAACCGTCATTCTGTAACATTCGCAGAATATGTTGCTAAGTTGGTCAGTGGTGACAAGACTGTGAAGGTCAATGCTTCGGCAGTGTTCCCTCATGAAGTCTTGAAGGGTTTAATCTCTGCGTACGGCCGTTCTACTTTGGGTAAGACCGAATTGGATCACGTGACTGCACAATGGGATGCATTGCCTAACTACATGAACGATGCAAACATTCTACCATTGGTAGACGTATCTGGTTCTATGTCTTGCCCAGCAGGCGGAACTGGTAGTGTAACATGTTTGGACGTTAGTGTATCGCTTGGTCTTTACCTAGCTGACAAGAACAAGGGTGCGTTCAAGGACACATTCTTGACCTTCAGTGGTACTCCTGAACTAGTTACTCTAAAGGGTACTATCGTTCAGAAGATCAACCAAATGGTTAACTCCACTTGGGCAATGGACACTAACTTGCACAAGGCTATGGACAAGATCCTAAGTGTTGCGGTCAAGAACTCTGTTCCTGAAAGCGACATGCCTAAGATGTTGTTGATCCTTTCTGACATGCAGTTCAATCAATGTGTAACCCACGATGATTCTGCAATGGAAATGATCCAACGCAAGTATGCAGAAGCAGGCTACACTGCGCCTAGCGTAGTGTTCTGGAACTTGAACAGTAGCGGTAACGCCCCTGTCAAGGCAGACAAGTCTGGTGCGGCTCTAGTCTCTGGCTTTAGCCCAAGCATCATGGCAAGCTTGCTAGGTGCTGATCCTTCTGAGTTCACTCCAGAAGGCATCATGATGAAGACCATCATGAGCTATCGTTACGCATGTTAAAGTGCTAACCCCCTAAAGGGTCTGAGTAGAAATGCTCAGACCTTTTCCCATATCTAAAATTTGACAATAAATCAGTTTGGATGTATAATACTAATATTAAGGAGTTAGAAATGTGGATTGAAAACGTAGCGGCGGCAGATATACCAACTAGGTTTCATCACGAAGCCGGTGAGAATAGTATGCTGATTAGCATTGTTGACCCGGCAAGTTGGAGACCCGTTCCCGCTCACAAGTTCAAAGAGATTCACAATTTTGAATTCTTGGACGTTGAAAAAAATGATGTGGTTCTTGACGAGGCAATGCGTTGCAGTCAGGAGCAAGCAAACGAATTAGTCCGACTGTTGCAACATGCAAAAGACAACAGGATGAATGTAGTTGTCCATTGCTATGCAGGTATCTGCCGTAGTGGTGCAGTGTGTGAAGTTGGTGTGATGATGGGCTTTGAAGATACGGGAAGATTCCGTAGCCCTAACTTGCTAGTCAAGCATCGCATGATGAAGGCACTGGGTTGGACTTATGATGAAGATGAAAAGCCAAACGTTGATGATTGGCGAACTTTTAAGAGTATAGAATGAACAAGTTAATTGAAGATGGAAAGGTAGCAGTGTTGTACAGTCCTGGCTTCGGTGCAGGATGGTACACATGGAACTATGATACTCCTGAAATACTTTTTGACCCAGCAATCGTAAAATTTGTTGAGAACAAAAAGTGGGCTGAATTAGATACATATGTAACACTGAAGTATCCTGAAATCTACAAAGGTGGCATGACAGACTTGGAAGTAGAATGGATACCAGAAGGTACATTGTTTAAAGTAAATGAATATGATGGAAGTGAATCCATCGAATACAAAGAAAACGACCACTGGATGGTTGCGTAAAGGAATAATATGTTTAAAGTAATAGGCAAGAATGCAGAATATGAAGTATATTCATTAGATGATGCAATGTTCTTGGCAAAGAAGATGAATGAGTTTGTATCCATCAAAGGTATAGACTTTGAAGTGTGTGGTATGTTTGGAGTTGACAGTGTAGTAGACGGTCTATGTCCAGATGGTGTTGCATACGATTGGAACAAAGCTAGCCGAATAGGTAGAGTAAAGAAAGAGAGGGTATAATGCCAGCAGTATTTTTAACAAGTGACACACACTTTGGTCATGCCGGAGTGTGTAGATTCACAGAAGCAGACGGTGTTACTAAGATTCGTCCATGGACTGATCCAGATGAAATGGATGAGGAAATGATTAAGCGTTGGAACGATACAGTACGTCCAAACGATAAAGTATATCACTTAGGTGATGTTGTCATTAACCGCAAGTCTTTAAAGACATTAAGCCGCTTAAACGGTGACAAGGTTTTAATTCGTGGCAACCATGACATTTTTCGTGATGATGAGTATAGAATGTACTTTAGAGAATTACGTGCATATCATGTAATGAACGGAATGATTTTAAGTCACATCCCGTTACATGAAGCATCGTTAGGTCGTTTTGGTGTTAACATTCACGGTCACTTACATTCTAACAGAGTGAAGAAGGCTAGGGGAATCGATGCTAAGACAGGTGCAACATTATACAGTACTGAAAACGATGTACGTTATCATTGTGTATGTGTTGAGCAAACTGATTTTACTCCTATCTTATTTGAGGACGTTATCAAGCGTATCGAAGCAGAAGGTGGAACAGTTGGTATGCGTAGTGGGAACGTACCCACAATGTAAAATAGACCCTTCGGGGTCTATTTTTTCGGCTATCGTTTTGTGTAAACAAAATACAATCTATCGTTGGCATCTTTTTTAAACGTATCTAAATTAAGATTGTATTTTTCAGCAAACTCATTTACGACTTCAAAAGTCCAAGGGAAGATATCAACATAAGGTCCTGTCTTATGAGGTATACCAGGGTTAGCACGTAGATAGAATTTTCCATTATTCTTCAACAGATTTATACAATGACTGAATCGTGTTTCAATCTCATCCTTGCTATTAAAGTTAATACTACCTAATGCTATAATTACATCATGGCTTTCTGGTTTTACTTTGTACTCTAATATATCAACTTCATAGTCAGCACAGTTGTTGTATGGATCGATACCAATGATGTTTTGAATACGACCCTTGAAGGGATGATATCCGCAACCAACATCAAGAACCTTCTCTGGATTTAGTTTGTTAATCTCATCTGCAAGTTCCCATCCAGTATGTTCATAATCACCTGTTCTTGGTTTCCATATCTCACTAAAGAAACGCAAGATATAACGTTCTGACAAATCATTAGTAATGTCAATCAATGTCCCTGTGTAGTCACATGGCAAATGCAATTCAGCTTCTACTGCCTCTTTGAATTTGCTATATCGTGCGGGTGTCCAAGGTAGGTCTTGTACGATAGTATCCTTAGTAATAGAAATTTTGGAATACTTGGGTAAATTAAACGCAAGTTGCAAATTTTCTTGTAAAAGCTTAAAAATTTTAGTATTCATATGATTTTTTGTAAGATGGACTAAATAATTGTCACATCATATTTATTCTTGGAGGACTGATGAAAAAACTTTTAGCATTGTTAGCATTTATACCACTAGTTGCATTTGCTTGGCAACCAACAAAACCCATTACAGTTATATTCCCAAATGGCCCGGGAGCAGGTAATGAGATATCATTTTTCTTTGTAGCAGATATAGTAAACAAAAAAACAGGGGTAACTTTTACAAGAGAACACCGTGCAGGAGCAGACGGTAACATAGCAATGAACCATTTCAATACTGTTCCAAATGACGGTCATACTGTTGCAGTTCCTGCTTGTAATAGTCAATGGATTACTGCTGAAGTTTGGTATCCACAAATGTTAAAGTATAACATATATGACTTTGAACCAGTTGCTAATATAGCACGTAGCCCTTTAGCATTCTGGGCTAATCCCAATAGTAAAGTGAATACACCTGAAGATTTGATTAGAGAGATACGTGAAAAGAAACGCCCTATCAACTTTGCGATTGGTGGAGGCGGACACAAGTTAGCCGTTGAATACTTAACTACAAAACTAAATGTACCCGGTGGCGATAAGGTTCAAACTGCTATGTACAAAGGACCAGCACAAGCACTATTAGATGTTATGGGAGGTCATGCTGAGTTTGCTGTCACCCCAGTTGGTGTAGGATACCCTCACGTTAAAGCAGGTAAACTAAAACTTATCGGTTTGGCAAGTGAAGTTCCACTAAAAGGGCTAGAGTCTGCGCCACTAATGAGCAAGTATGCACCCGGTCTTAATCTATATGGTTGCTGGAACTTAGTGTTACCAAAAGGAACAAGTCCTGAAATACAAAAATGGTATCACGATAACTTTGTACCTGCAATACGTAGCAAGGAAGCA